CCTTAGTAGTCAGAACGTTTAATGCCGCGTGGGTCAAGGACTGTAGCTTCTACTGTATCCTCGTTAATCATGCGGAACTCACGACCATGAATCAGCAAGCGGGTGCCTGCGTTAGGTCTTACGATTACGAAATCTCCTTTTTGGCACCAAGGCCCTGTTGGATATCGGTCTTTATCGGTGTAGCAATCTGGGCCAAGCTCAACGACAAATAGTACTGTTGCCAGCATTTCTTCGCGTTTTGCAATGACGTCAGCTTTGATAAGTCCGCTTTCGTATTCTTTTTCTACTTCGGGTACTGCGCACAAGATACGGTAGCCTTGCGGCTTTGGTAGTTGTGTTGCTTTTTCTTCTGCTGCTTTATCTAGAACTTGTGCTAGATCTACTGCTTGGGATAAATCTAAGGCATCATTCATTGTCCGAATGCTCCATACGTTGTGTGAGGTCTGTGATTATTAAACATGCGGATTCAAGTCCTCGTAACTGCCCGCATATATACCTATATTCCTCAAAGTCTTTACAGTTTCCGTGTGCCAACGCTTCTTGTAGCATTTGCATCCGGTCTTTGTATTCACTTAAAAGAAACTCTAGATTTCTGTCCATCATTCTCCTTTAGAGGGGGTTGGTTTTTGGTTTGCCTGTTGCTTTGACATTTCTAACTGTTGCTCCATTTGTGTTTGGGCGTTAGCATGTTTGTGGGCATTGTCTATACCCTGAGCAATAAGCTGCTTATGTTGAATTTTTTCATTGTGTTGATGTGCGGCTAAATCTTTCAACAAGGCAACGCCTGCATTAAGCTTGGCATTTTTAGTCTGAGTGGAGTTTTGTAATACAGCTCTAGCACCTTCAACTTTACTTTGCATAGCCACCCGTTGTTGCTCAACTTGAATCTGAGCTGCTTTAAGCTGTGCATCAACCTGATCTTTCTGGGCTTTACGTTGTTGTTCCTGTTGTTTGATCTGCAACTCTTGTTGTTGCATTTGTATCAATGGGTCTTGGGCCTGTTGCTGGTTCTTCTGTTGTTGGGCTTGGCCTTGGCTTTGCTGTAATAAACGCTGCGCAGCTTGAGCTAACAACGGAGCTAAACGGGCTTCTACTTCTGGGTCCATATTTGTTTCTTCGCCAGTTTCGTCTGACTGTGGTGGCAAAGACATACCTAGTTGCTGTTCAATATCTACACGGTACTGGAAGCCAAGGTGTTCGTTGACGTGAGCCATCATAGCTGCTTGTAGTGCTGGTGCTTGTGGATTGCCTTGTAGTAAAGAAGCAATTTTTGGATCTTGCATAGCAGACATATGTACGGCAATATGGGCTTGATGGTCTTGGTATTGGAACGCCTTGACCGGCTTCATCATTAATATACTTTGGTTCTCCGTAACTGGATCCTGCGGCTTTTGGTCTTCCGCCATTGGGATAAGCTTTTGCGCATTCTTAATCCCCAAAACGTCGAGCATCTGGCGGTGCAAAAGAGGGAGGTTATAGAGTTGCGGGGCGCCTTGTGCGAGCTGTAGAACAGCTTGGTATTGGACGATTTTCTGCGCCATCGTGCTTGCATTCGGATCACTGACCGGTATAACGTCCACATTGTCATAATCTGATTTTTTGGCTTTGCGGTCACCCTCAACCGGTTCATAGTTGTAATCCTCAGGGGTGTAATCGGCAATGATTACTTTTAAGAGCTTCAGTTCTTGTTTAAGACTGAAATGAATACGAGCCTGAACTGCAGACATAACCTTTAGCGTACGTTCAAGTATTGCTAGTGTTGTACCTACAGGGGCTTGAGCTGACATATCAGAAAGTTGTAAGTCTGCTGTATTAGCAAACCGGCGTCCTTCTTCTACTATTTGATTAAGCAAAGCCATTAAAGTTTGGCTAGGCTCTTTATACGGCAATGGCATAATGTTGTCACGCATTGCACCACTAGGTACATCTACGTCACGGAATTCGCCTGGAGCTATCGGGGTGTCATCACCCTTAACTCGCAACCCACGGGTCTTAAAGCCGCCTGGCAAGTTTGCAAGTGACCCTGCATCAACCAACTGGCGAATAAGGGAAGTGCCACTTTTAGCAAAAGCGCCGATAAGATGGACGAGACCAAAACAATAAAAACCAAAACCGGGAATATACCCGTAGTGAACAAAGTGCTGGCGTTTCGTATTAGTTTTATCATCTGGGTTCCAATTTCTACGAATAGCTAGAACAGTTTGACTACCTTTTTCCAATGTTACGATATAAGGTAGTGCAAGTCCTGTGGGTTCTCCACTCTCGTCTGTATGCTCAAAGCCTTCTAAGTCCAAATTAACATGGATCTCTAACAGCTTGTAGCGGTCATCGGTGGTGGCCCGAAAGCCGAGTTTCTCAGCAATCTTCTTCTCTACCTCATCTAATGAGTTAGCTGGCTCACCTAAATCTACATCGCAGTAAAATCCTGCTAGTTGTAGGGCACGTACTTCGTTTTCTGTTTTGCGCATCACATGGGTGATACGATCTGCGGATGCCAAGCTGCTAGCACCATAAGGCACAATAATATCTTCCGCCGGTACATACATTGACACCTGACGGTTCATGCTTGGATCAAAATAAACTTTCTTAAACGCGTTACCAGATAAGCCTAAACCCCACAACATGCGTTCTGTTTCTGGGCGGTACTCTTGCATTACTTCAGTTAACTGGTAGTTCATGTCATCTTGGACACGTTCTGCGGATGCTTTTTTCTCTGGTGTTTCTTTGCCAATTACTAAAGTCTTAACAGGACCTTGCGCTGGGAAAATAGACATCATAGTCTCGGACTGGAATTTGACCAGTGCCTCGCTCATAAGCGGGTGATACACACCACAAGCACCTTCCCAAGGCTCACTACGCTCTTCAATTTTTAGGCCAAGTAATTCTAAGCCATCGACATACGTTTGAATCCAATCTTTACGAGCAGCAACATCTGACTCGATATCGCCTAACAAGTCACTAGCTAACATCGCTAATGCTTGACCATCCATCTCATCAGCTAAGTTAGCGTTAAATTCATCTGATGCTTCTGAGCTTGGTTCGATTTCAATTTCCAAACCATCCATACCAATACGTACTGACTCTGGATCTTCAATCTCAATTTCAATAGGCTCCTCATCAGCACCTAGTTGATCTAATCCCTGAGGGGCTTGGTATAGTGCTTTATCAATTGCCATGTTTTATCCTTAATTTATGCTCGCTTCGTAGTACGTTTTTCTTCGCTCTACTCTTGTTATCATGTGGGAATCCCAGCCCATATCGTATTGTTTTTTAAACTCTTCTAATTCTTCCGGTGTTGGTGGTATGGCTTTATCAAGTTTTTTAGTACGAGCTATTTGCTTTTTTAAACTCTTTTTTGCCTTGCGACTTAATTTCCACCAATAAAACCATTTAAACATTAGTAGTACCCCACACTTTTACGAGATTTAAATTCTCTTGGTTCATCAATATAGTCCGACTGCAAAGGAATGAATCCGCCCCTGCGGTATCTAAGCAGCGCTTGTGACAAAGAGTCTACCATGTCATCGTGTTCCCCAGAAGGAAAGCTTGCTACTTCTTCAACCAACTCTTCTGCCCAACTTGTATTAGGAATCCAGACCTTACCACTGGCAAATATATCTGACACTGCATTTAATCTAGCAATTTTATCATTACCACGAGTTGGCGTGAATTCCTGTACGGGTATACCCATAGCTCTTAATTCTGAAATGAGTGGCGCACCCGAAGCTTTTGCCTCAACAATCAGTGCATCTGGATCCCATTCTTTGTATTCTTTGTAAGCTCGTGTCTTTAACTCAAAAAACTCCATACGTTCTTTAAACGCATTCAAAAGTATGATGTTTGGCTGTTCAAGTCCCGAATCGTCTGGTTTATAGAACACACCCCAAGTTGTACACGCAGAATAGTCTGACCGTTCTGTCTTTAAAAACGCTGTATCCCAGCTCTGAATAATAAATTCACAATAAGGTGGGTGATCGTCTTCCCAAATCTGCCACCACTCCCGTTTAATAATCGCTGAGACGTCGGAAGTTGGCTGCTGCATGTACTGAGCCATCCATTTACCAGCAGGAAGTTCAGCTTTTAGGGCTTCTAACTCAAGTTTTGACCAAAATTCAGGCCAAAGTGGCTTCCCAGACGGTAAAATTGCAGGAAAGTCAATAACCTCCCACTCTTCACCGCTTCTTTGGGCTGCTGCCTTGATAACTTGACCCGTTAAGTCCTTCTTTGACCACCTTGTCATAACAATTACGATGGCTCCGCCTGGTTGTAGACGCTGCCTAGGTCCAGATGTGTACCATTCGTACGTTTTGTCGTATATTTCTGGGTTAGTTTCGCTCAGGGCTGCTTCTTGTTCCGAGTGAGGGTCATCAATAATGAGGAGATCCGCGCCTTTACCCGTGACGGCACCACCCACACCAATAGCGAAATAGTCTCCACCGTGGTTAGTCGCCCACCTGCCAGCAGCTTTAGAGTCGCTTTGTAGAGCGACGTCCGGAAATAAGTCTTTATAGATATCGGAATCGACAAGATTTCGGACTTTACGCCCAAAACCAACCGCCAGTTCCGCCGTATGCGAAGTCTGAATGATTTTCTTGTTGGGGAATTTTCCGAGGAACCAAGCAGGTAGAAGGTAACTAGCGAACTCAGACTTAGTATGACGTGGAGGCATATTAATAATAAGTCGTTTAACTTTTCCACTTGCTACCCTTTCAAACGCTTGTGCCATTTTGACGTGATGGCGTCCATGAATAAAACTAGGCCAGACATAATTGACATATGCCATAAAATCGTTTTTTGCCAAATCATAGGTTTTGATTTTTCTCGCTTCGGCAATAAGTTGCCCAACCTTCTGTTGCACAGCAGGGGGTAAGTGGGGTAAGCTCTCTTCAGCTTTCTTCAGAAGTTCCGGACTCATCTTCACCCAAAATCTTATCTAGATCCATATCCCCAATACTTACTGGGGCAGCTTCTTTAATTTCTTCTTCTAAATCAACCTCGTCAGCTTTACCCATATACAGCTCAAGAGTTTTAGCAAGTTCCGTCTCAATTGCATCAATACTCCGATTCTGGACTGTTATCTCTACTTTATCGGAGAACAACCCTACCCCAGCTATTTTGCCTAGGTTTTCTAACGCTCTCATGCGTTGCTTGTCATCTAGATGGGCAGATTCTTGTATTAGCTTGTTTGTAACGTAGTTTCGTAGGCGTCGATGTACATCCAATACTTCCTGGTCATATTCAGACAAGATGGCTTCAAGATTGATAATGGTCCCCGGGGTTATAACTTTTGGGGATGGCAGGACTCCACTAGCCGCAATCTGATGGGCAGTTTGTTTATCTTCTTCGGTAATTTCTACCGATGCGCCTTGTTTGATAAGTTCTTGTACCGTCTCAAAATAAGCATGTGCCTTCTGCCGAAAATCCTCTATTTCCTCTTTTGTAGTGTCAAAGGGTAGTGGAATTCCAACTTCTGGCGTAACGACTATAGGCATTTTTGTCCTAGCTCTATGTGTTTACGATATGCGAAGTATACACGTTTTTTTGATATGTATAGGTTTCTTAATTTTTTATATATACCCCCCACCCCTTTTACTTTACTTTGTATACCGGGGGGTGTTTTCAAAAGTCATATCCTTACCGTGCAGATTAATAAGCTAGATGAGATGGTGGGACTCCTAACTGTATATTGGGGGTAGGGGGGTCGAGGTGGGTCGGGGATATTAACAGATGTTAATAAAATGCTAGGTTTATTCCTGTATTTTGGTATTATTAAGTTATGGATTGACGGCGATTATATTGATTACCCAATCCACTTATTAACATCTGTTAATAACTAATCAAGTGAGGATATTATGTCAATCGACAATCAAGGTAATTATGTAGTAATGGTGAACTCTGTTAAATCTGCTATCAAGCTATCAAGTGATATAGATAATAAATGGGTAAAAGCGGGAGATGAGGTATTTGCCTATTTTAAAACGGAAAAGGCTTTAGCTGAGGTTAAGGCTCAATTTAGCGCTGATACCATTATTCCCGCTATTGATAAAAAGCATGGTGAAGCATTAGCAAAGGATTTGCCTAAACTAAATTCTAAGGCTTACATGGAATTAGTTAGCAAGGATAATAGTTATCCCCAAAAATGGGAGATTGCAAACCAAGCCAAAAAAGACGCAAGGGCTACTATTGCAACAATGTATAACAGAATTAAGGGTTATGCTTTTCCAGCAGATAAAAAAGATAAGGTAGTCAAAACCTTTGCCGATAAGATTAAAACCCTTATCGAAGATGGAGGAAAACTCAAGGAAGCCGATTTTGATTTAGTTAAAGTTATGGGTTTCTTAACACAAGCCTACAATGCAACACAGAAGTAATCAACCCGCTTCACCCAACCCTGCTTCGGCAGGGTTTTTTATTGCCCAAACTATCATAACTTCTAGATGATGGCGATGGCGATCATATGTTAACAAGTGTTAATAAGTGCAAGTCGTTGATTTTATTGAATGTTCCAAATGTTCCGCAATGTTCCAAGCGAAAAGAACGAGCAAATCCTACTGAAATCAAGCACTTATAGCAATATAGTTAATTATGTTCCAATGTTCTATATATATATAAAGGTAACAAATCTTTTTAGACTTGACAAAGTAAAGTTATGTATTATTATTTGAGATCGAGACCCTTTTTTACCTTGAGTTATCTTTGGAACATTGGAACAAGTTTAAGTTTTATCTCGCAAGTGTGTGATTATTATAGAGATTCAGTCGATATCGTGTTTGGAACATTGTTCCAGCAGTTCAATAAGTTGGACAAAGTAAAGGAGAATAAAGACATGGAAAGATGTTGTCGTGTGTGTGGTGATGGGATAGCTAAAGGTAGAACAGAGCTAGGTTATCGCACTTGTTTAGTGCATGGTGATTTAGATGCCAAAGCTCGCAAGTTCTGTGTCGTGCCAATGCATAAGTCAAACTATGTAGCTATCTTTGATGTGGAGTTATTATCAGGTGTTAATAACAAGGGAGGGATTGTGAAATGAAGCTAGTAGATAAGTTGTGGGATATCGCATTAGTTGTGCTTTTAATTGGGTTTGTGGCTAACTTAATATACGGAGGAATTCTTCATGCTATTGGATAAAAAATCAGGCAGACAGTTGCATAGTGGTGATTGGATAGAACGCAAGGATTACAAGGGTTTTATCAGACGCTACGAGTTGCTATCGCTTAGTGAAGCAGAGGACAGAATCCAAGTCCGAGAGTTAGACCACGAAGATCGGTGGTTATATCATTCATTTAGTTTGAATAAGATCGGTATAGAAAGGGTGATTATATGAGTAACTTACTTACTGTATTTGTAGCTGGATTATGCCTATTAACTGGTGCATATGGGTTATATACTGGTGGAAGCCCTACGATATTGATTATTGCGGTGGCATTTGGTAGTCTTTTAATTGGTATTTATATAGGAGAAAATAGCGGTGATTGAATATAAAGGGCAAAGGGTGGCTGAATTATTGGCTAGTATTGCCGAGTTAGAAAAAGTGTTAGACCATACAGTCGGTGCGGTTGTGGACTTAGGCGGTCAGGTTGATGTGTTGGCTATGGTTGAGGGCTATGCGACATTGGCAATAGCTAAAGCAAAACTATCATCACTCAAAGGCACGATAAGCTAATTGCAGGTTATTGATGTAAGTTCGTTTTATTAACAGTTGTTAATTTTTAGTGAGGAGAAGCAAATGAGTATCAATAAAATGATGCGTGGATACGACTATTACAAAACCAAGTATGAGCAGATTAAGCCTATTCGTGGTCGGTCAATAGAATGTAAGCCATTGGGCAAACGCAGTAGAGATTGGGAAACAGTCGTTAAGGGTGCAGATGAGGTTTATAGTGCCAAGCTATACGATACCGAGTGTGTCAGATACCATGCCAATGGCGATATTGAGTTGAAATGTGGCACTTACGCAACCCCGATAACGGCAGACTTTATTTGGACTCATAGTCCATTCGCTTGTAGGAAACAATATAACAAGTTGTGGATAACAGTAAATGGCACAGGAGATGCCAAGACCCGAACATACCCGATTGATGAGGAAACAGGGCTAATCATGAAGTATGTGGCTGGTGGTGTAACTGGTGGATATGAGTATGAGCCAGCGACCCCTGTAATCATAGAGCAAGAAGTTGTAGATAGAACCAAAGCCAAAGAAGCCCGCAAGCCTATGAAACCATTTCTTGATTGGGCGAAGATGATGAGCAAGTTGGCTGATGGTTGGATTATGAACGATACGAGAGAGCAGTTTGCCAAACCCAACACAAGTAATTGGCGAGTGAGTTGGGATTATGACTTACCCAAAGATGTGCTGGAGATTAACTATTGGGGAGGTGTAGAGTGGAAAGCTGATGCATACAAGTTTATTAGCGAGTGCCACCCTGATGATTATATGAAGATATATCTAGCGATATGTAACGATGTGAATAAGGCAAAGCAACGCAAGATAGCTAAGAGTATGCCCAACCCACAACAGAATAACCACAATATAGACTTTTTCGATATGCAGTTTGACTATGAGTATGTGAAGCGAAATGTGTATAAGATGGTCGAGGGTGCGGTAGATACCAAAAAGGTCATTGAAGTAGAAGTTGGTGATAAACCTATTACAAATGTGAAGTAGTCAAATCCTTGACATATATGTTTATAGATGTTATAATAGTATTTAGAAATGGGGGAAGGTATGAAGATTATTAAGTTGTATCGCAAACCCGATAAGCCTGAGTTTTTTGTATTAGTAAGAAGTTGCCCGAAGTTGGGTATGTTGGTGAATTACCCCATATATAAGCCTGATCGAAAAAGAGAAGCTAAATGGTTTGAGATCGGTTCGGTGTATGTTGATTGGGTTCGTGAGTTTTATTAACAGTTGTTAACTTTTCGTGAGGAGTTTTAAATGAGTATTCAATTTGGTTCATCAGTATCATTAAGCGAGTTCGCACACGGCATTGGCACAGTCGGGCGAGATGTTACTATCATTGGGCGGGGCGAGCCAGGGATTGGTAAGTCGTCAATGCTAAAGGTGTTGCAACAAACTTATCCTGATTATGAGGTGGCATATATAGATTGCACTTTGTTGGACTTAGGTGATTTTGCGTTGCCCTATACAGAAACTATTGGCGACATGAGGGTAACTAAGTTCGCACCAAACGCTAGGTTCAAGATGCATAGTGGCAAGCCAGTAATTGTTATGCTAGACGAGATCGGCAAGGCGATGAAGGCAGTTAAGAATGTGCTATTGACTCTCATGCTGGAACATAGGATTGGCGATGCTTATTTGCCTGAGGGTTCATATGTGTTCGGCACTTCAAACTTGTTGTCAGATGGTGTTGGAGATATGTTGGAAGCTCACGCTAGGAATCGTATTTGTGAGGTAGTGGTTCGCAAGCCTGATGCAGACGAGTGGATTGAATGGGCATTGAAGAATGATGTTGCGCCTGAGGTTATTGCATGGGTTAAACAGTTCCCTCATGCCATGATGAGTTATACAGACATGAGCCAAAAGGACAATCCATATATCTTTAATCCTACTAAAGCTGGTCAGGGTGCAGTAGTTACCCCTCGTTCATTGGAGAAAGCTAGTCATATTGCCAAGCAGAG